CTGCTACATTATAAAATTCTCGTTGTGGTATTATTCCTTGTTGAACTGAAAAATTATCATATCTATTTGCATCTGTATATTTTCTTTCAAATTGCCAATGTAATTTAGGTTCTTCTGGATCCATCGTGTCTAATGGTATAGTTTCGTCCTTTGTCATTCCAGTTCGTCTAAATGCAATGGCTGGTAATATAAGTTGTCGTTTTTTATCTCTCATAAAACCAGTTTTTTGTACTGCATACCATCGTTCTGGGGATGAATACATAACTGGAACTTTTATAGTTTCACCTTCTTCAATTACTGATGGTTTTATAACTTCTGTAAAATAATACATAATAGCAGAATCTAAGTCCATCAAACTGATAGATACGTCTGGGACATTATCAGTATCCCGTTTATATTGTCTACCCCGATTCAAATTACCTCTTGAAGTAGAACTTCTATGTTTTCTTGGTATGGGTTTTTCTCTTGCCATTAAATACTCCTAATTCTTTGTACCCCTACATTAGAAAATCTAATCCTAAAAGTATTACAAGTTACACTCCAATTATTATCTTGTTGTCCACCAATAAGTTGATTTTCATTGACTGCATTGATTTCCCAATGAGCCCAATTCCATTCTAATGTATCCCCTATTTCAGGTACTACTGATAAATCAATTAAAGTTTGTCTTAAAATATGAAATGATGCATCTTGTTGTTCATCGGGACCAAATTCGTCATTATTATAATCAAAATCGGCTGCATCAATTAAACAAGCAAATTTAACACCTGGTTTATACCGTTTTCCTGCAGCAGCCTCTCCATACAAATTAGTCATTGTATCATATGTTGATACTTTATAAAGAACTACTTGTTGGTTGATTATTCCATCTTTACCTTCTTTTAAATCACCAATAAGTTCTCTATTTACCCGTGTAAAAACATCAAGGTCTCGTTGAGGTAAAAATCTTCCTGGCATTATGTTATCCTATATAAATTGGTAATGGAACTTTTTGTAATTTCTCTTGTAATCTCATTGCTTCTTCACTATCAGCTTCTAACATCATTTTTCTACTCGATGCTTCGAGATTTTCTCGTAATTCTGTAACAAGTGCTTCTTTTTCAGTTGAAGCTTCCCCTCGTAATGTATCACCATCCAAGGTAGTCTCTGCATTTGGAACTGGTATAGAACCATATTTACTTCTAACCATTCCAAGTAATTCTTTTGATAATGCAAGTCCATATTTTCTAACCCATTGTTTTCCTACATCATTAATAAACTGATATTGCATATTATCATATGGAACGTTAGAATAATCAGAAACTCTATCTGCCGTTTCTCCATAACGAGTCTGTAATGGTGTATCTCTATCGGCCTTTACAATATATTCAAACCATAAATTATAACTTGTTGTTGGTTTTGGAAAAATTCTTAATTTATTGTTTCTTAACTCAAAAGTATGTGCAGATTTTCTTACTTGATCATTAAACTCAATTGCCTGTACTCTAAGTAAATCTGCGTATATTGGCATCATCATGAATTGAACGGCGGGTGTCATATTACCCCAACCAAAACTGTCCATCATATTATAAGAACCTGCTCCTGTACCTGCATACGGGTCAAAATACCTTGCAATAGCAGGTGTTGCTTCATAAAATACTTTACGAATTTCAATTGCCTGTCCACTTTCTGATGGACTCGCCCATAACGCATTTAAATCATATACCTGTGAACCACTTGTTATCTCAATTGAACCACTTTTAAAATCAACCGTTCCACCTACTCCTGCTTCTGTACCATATTGTTCTGCAATTCTGATATTTCCTGCTAAATTTGGTGTTACATTTTTATGAGTAACACTATTTGATGATCCTGTAGCCTGTCCTCGTAATGATAATAAATTTTCTCTAATATTAAATTGATTAACTTGAGATGAGTATTCACTTATAGATTCCTCAAAACAAGTATAAAATTGTGAGTCTTGTAGTTCAATTGACATGATTGGATAACCCAATCGTTTAGCTGACCAATTTGCAAATTTTGGTGCATCTGATTGAAATATTGTATCATTATCATACAACCCAAATGGTGTATTTCCACTTACTGCTGAACCACTTCCTGGCCATATAGATTCCATATTGTAATCTCCTTAAAAAAGATATTTCTTGTCATCTATAAATATAACAGCAATAAAAAAGGGAACTCAAACGAGCTCCCTTCTTTATTTGATCTATTTAATTACTATGAATTAAACGTAGTTAACGTCTGCGACCACTACTTTACCATAAAACTCAGGTCTGACCATTTTCTTCGCGTAACGAGTCATTACACCCTTACGTGGAGTAAAATTAACTGGGTCATAAACCAGAGGAGTCATGATAAGAGGTACATACGGTGCGTATACAGCGCCGGTTTCAAGGAAATTACTTCCCCTGAATCCCATTAAGATGTCATTTTCTAACATATAAGGGTTTTTGTAAACCGTATATCTGTTATTCAATGCACCAACTTTTTGTACACCCATTGCGTATGAGGTGTTATTCGAATCTCCATCGGTATCTGCTGCATATCCAGGAATACTTTCTATGATAGTTGCTGTTTCAGGTGAAATCACCATGAAATTAGCTCCACCACGGAGAGTTTTCTGATGTATCGTGTTACTTACTGACTGCAGTTTGTTTCCAAGAGTTTGAAACCACTCACCTTTCGTGTAAGCGTTGGACGGACCAGACACTTCATGAAAATCATTGTTTGCGGAATCATACTCAAAACCAACTTTAGCTGACCAATATTCGGTCTTAGCGTCTGCATTCTGTTTCAACATATCAAGGATTTCCAAATCGATTTCCATCGAAATGTACTCACTTAACATTGAAGTCAGTTCTGCTTCTGCATCAACACTATGGTAAGCGTTAAGGTCTTGAGCTAACTCAGGAGTCCAGATTGCTTTCAGTTTACGGGTCTTAGCAACTATGCTAACTGACCGTAATTGAATATCAATCTCAGGAATATCAACATCGTCTGCTGAACTCGGTGATGGTGTAGCGAACGAACTTTGTTCGAAATCACCACGAGTAATATCAGTAGGTTGTTTATGATATGCCACACCAACTGCTGTTGCACCAATAGTACCGTCTGTAGCCTTTATGAAAAAGTATACATTTGTATCATCAGTATAAGTGTAAGCAGGATAGTGTGCGGAAACATCAGAACCACTAACTGCAAATGCTCTTGCACCTTCCCAGTCAGCCCCACTAAAATCGGACTTTGCACAGGTCAATTTAATGATCTGGTCTGCAGTTGCTGCTGCAACTGACGAACTGAGTGAAGGTTCAAAATCAACTTCCTTCCAGGAAGCTGAAGCGGCTGCTGATGGGAGTGAAGTAGCTTCTTGGTCATTAATTGAATAACCAAACCTACCTGCTCCATACAAACCACCACTTGCGTCTGCGTTAGATGCTGATGTGTTACCGTGAATATCTGCACCTTTAAGATGTTGTCCAGTTTGAGCTGTACCGTACTTAAAGTCAAGATAGAAAATAAGACCACTTGGTAGATTCATCGGCTGAACGCTGACAAAATCTTGTGCTGCCAATTCACCAAAGATTCTACGAACCAATGGTAATGCCACACCTGACCATTCTTCAGAATTCGAAGCTGTTCCAGTTTTTGAACTTTCGTCAATCAACTGTCGTGCTTGGTTTTCTAAAAGAACTGCCATTCCATGAACTCTATTACTATCTTCCATACCTTCAAGTAGTCCAGTAGGCTCCCACTTTTCAACTAACTTTTGGGTTTCTGCTAAACGACTACGTTGAGAATCATAGCTTCCCATCAATTCTTCAATTGACTGTAAATTATCTGCCATTTTATTTCTCCAAATCGTTTTAATTTGTTAAAAATTAAAGAATATTTGCCAACTTCTGAAATCTATCCTTCATATCAAACCCTTCACCAATCACCTTCGGTGTTGATTTAGGTTTGGTAGAAGCGACTGCTTTTGAAGCTGAGCCTTTCTTTTCTTTAATCTGTTGTTTTACTGTACTTGCTGGGCCGTGACCAAAAGATTCTGCCAAGGTGGAAAATACCAACTTAACTTCTCTAAGGTTCTTAGCTCTGTCAAAAGTTTCTACGACTTTCAACTTCTGTTCATTAGTTAAACCGTATGCACGGAATAATTTGTTAGTGAACAATAGTTTTGCGTTAAGTAAATTTACTTCATTCAACTTACTACGTAGATACTTCACTACCTTGCGGTGCTCTCCAAGTTCAGAAGAAAGATGTTTCACCTGCTCTTCAGCGGCTTCTTCTTCTTCATCATCTTGTTCTGAGAGTGCTCTCAAGATTTCTTCAAGGTCAATATCTTCTTCAGTAGATTCATCAACTTCAAGGTCACCATTACGGGCCTCAAATTCATCCTGTTCATCTACTTTCTGATATCTTACTCCATTAACCTCAACTAAATCATCAACTTCTTCATCTTCAGGATTTTCATGTCCTGCAGCTGGTGCGTCTGCGGATGCTGGTTCTTCCGAACCTTGTCCGACATCAGACGAATCTGCTGCGGCGTCAGCGACTTTATTGTCACCATCACCGATATCAGAAGATACATCGTTTTCTGCTAAATCAGCTTCATCAGCTGGTTTGGCTTCGTCAGAAGAAAGACCATCACCTACTTCACCTTCTTCATAAGATTCTTCGACTTCTTCATCCTCTTGTTCATTAACTTCATCTTCGAGTTCACGAAGAATAGCTTCGAGGTCTAAGTCATCAATAGATTCTTCTTCAGGAGCTGCTTCAGGAGCTGCTTCTTCTTCATCTTCTTCAGATACGACTGGTGCGTATTTTACACCGTTGATTTCAATCACACCTTCAATTGCTTCTTCTTCAGCTTCTGGTTCTGAAAATTCATCACCAGGAACTTCGTCTTGTGCTGCGAGAACATCTTCAGGTTCTGCTGCTGGTTCTTCTTCGCCAGGAATTTCGTCCTGTGCGGCGAGAACATCTTCTTCACCTGCTGGTTCTTCACCAACTTCGGGTTCAGCTGCTATCTCAGGTTCTTCTTCAGCTTCAGGTTCTTCACCTTCTACTGGAGCTTCTTCTGCTACTTCATCTTCACCAACTTCTTGCTGAATCTTATTTGAAAGCATTGATTGAATTCGGGGAGTGAAAGCTTCTTCAAGGGCTATTTTAGCGTTTGCAAGTGCAGTTTCTCTGACTGCTTTAGCGTCTGCTATTGCGTCTTTTAAAAGATCATCCATTTTTAATTCTCCATTAATTTGTCATAAAATAAA